AAAACACGACAATCGACGGCGGGAGGGGCAGTGTGTCGACCACCTTCCGGATCGCTGGCTCGTCCTCGGCGATCGACCGGAAGTCAAGATCGGTGTGAGCGACGCAAATCTCGCGGCAATTATCCTTGTTGCGCGTCGATGACCCTTTAGCTATCGTTGACACACAAAAAAACAGACCCCGCCGGTTACGGTCATACCGCGCAACGAAGCGCTCAATGCTCGCCACCTGGTCGGTTAGGATGGATTTCTTGTTCGGGGCTTCGTCGGCATCACCAGCGTCATTCGCCAGTGTCTGGAAGAATTTCGGTTCTTGCGTTCCCTCAAAGATGGCGGCGAGGAACTCGGTTATTACTTCTATTGTTGTCCGTGCTTCATTGTCCGCGCGTAGCGTCATTGTTGTGCCCCTTCGATGGCTATCCGGACGATGTCGGCGGCAGGGAGTAGAGGCCCTGCCGCCGCTTTTTATCGGTCCGCCGTTTACTCCCTAGATCCTGTTCTTTTTGGCAGCTGGCTTTGGCGCGGGCTTGTGTTCGGGCTTCTCAGCCTCGACCTCCGGAAACTCATCGACGTCGGCATCGTCATCCATCACGACCTGGTGCTGTTCGCCCAGATCCGGCGCAAACGCCGTCTTTGGTTCAAACGCCACGATCTTGAACGTCGGCACCTTGATCCGTCCGAAGTCCTTGTTCGGGTGGGCGTAGGCATCACCGCCGATCTCGATCACCGGCCAGTCATTGGGCCGCTGCTGCCAGTGTGGGACGTAGTCCTTGCACAGCCGCGCCATTGCATCGAGGCCGCCCTTGGACGACGTCGTGAACGTATACAGCTCGCCGTCGTGGACGCCTTTCAGCAACAAATAATTCGTTTTCACCCACGGATCGCGTTCCTTCCCGTCAGCGTCAATTTCCCACTGCTCACGGTCTTGATCTGGCAGCGAACTGCGCAGCACCGGCTTGTAACCTTCGATCGCCTTTCCCATCACTTGGTCGGTTGGTTTGTTATCTTCCCAGCGCTGCCAGCCGACATACAGTTCCCCCATGTTGGCAACAAATTTGGTGCCCTTGGGGATCTCGTCGTTGTCTTGGCCGGCAAGCCAGTCGCCTTTGCTGAATTTCAACAGCTTGCCGGCAATCGTGCGCTGTAGGACGCTCTCGGCATATTCAGCGAATGGATTTCCGGTCTGGGTGGAAACGGCAGTTGCATTGCGTGTCGTGACATCGTTCATCGTTTGCTCTTTCGCTTGTTTAGCTGCCGTCATGACGACAGCCGGTTTTCACCTGACGGACGTCAGGTAACGGTAATAACGAGCCGGTCTGACGGCTCGCCCTGTGTCTTGAACTGATCTAGATCAACGCCCGCCTCGACGGCGGCTTTTTGGATTGCTTTGTTATCGAACCCGGTGCGTCCCTTGACTGAGGACCATTGCAACACGCCGGGGATCTTCCGAACGCCTTTCTCGCGCAGGCGAGACTTGATTTGATCCTGAGCCGCGCGGACGTCACTGTCTAGTGTGTCCCTAGAATTTTCCATTGCCCTGAGGGACAATGCCGCATCTTTCATCTCGGCGGCGAATTGCGGGTCAACTTCGTTGTCCTGAAAAGGCAAGTTCCGGCGCTGGATCCCGCAAGCAATCGTGAACGGGCAGTAGCGGCATTCCGCGCCACCGGCGATCCAGCCCTCCGGTGCCGGCGGCTCGGTCGCGGTCATGATCATCATCGCGCGCTGCTTGGCGGTCTCGTATAGCGCGGGATCGAACTCAATCACGAACTCTTTCACGTCGCTCCAGAAGGACGCATCGGTGTAGCTGAGAATGCTGTGCGTCGGCTTGTAGTCGGTGTTTTCCCGAACCAGCCCCATCTGAACTTGTGTTTGAAAGACATTCTGCGGCTTGGCGACGTCGAGGTTGGTCCTCGGATCCGCCGTTTTGCATTCGACCATGACACAGTCAGCGCCGGTCCCGATCTCGGCGCGTTCCTCCGCGGTCAGGTTGATGATCATGCCATCCGGCGTCGCGGACAGGAAATCGCTGACGAATGTCTTTTGATATCTCCCGGCAAACAACAGCCGCTTGCCGAACCTTGCCCGCAACGCCGGCTCCCAGAACTTGTCTTCAAAGATCGTGCCACGCATCCGCGCGCCCCATGTCTCGGTGTAATCAGGGTCTCTATCCACACGATGGGCACTGTCGTTCTCGCTCTTGAGCCAGAAGACTTTGCGCGCGCATTGCCCGACTTCTGAAGCCCCTAGCGTGTTGCTGCGATCGTGTGTCCACAGCTTATCCACAGACTGTGCATAAGCGTCGAGGGTCTTCCTGATGATGCTGGTCATGTGTGCCCTTAAAATGGATAGATTTTGATGGTGGGGTACTGTCCGGCGAGCACCCTGTCGCGCATTTTCTCGTAGGAGAAGCGATAGCGTCTAGCCAAGTCGGCGATAGTCATGACACCGACTGGTGTAGTGACACGACGTGTGTTGCGCTTGTTGCTGTTCTGTTTGGCCGCAGGCACCCACCTACAATTGCCCGGCTCATAGTTGCCGTTGCAGTCGATGCGATCGATGGTATAGCCGGGCTGCCAGCCGTCTTTCATGTCGTGCCAGAAATTCAAAAAGCTGCGCCGACCGCTCCAGCGAGCGCATACTTTGATGCCACGGCCGCCATAGTGTTTGTAGTTGTGTCGTTTGGGTTCATTGCAACGTTTGTGCATATTACGCCATGAATTATAGGCAGGATGTTGTGCAAGGGTCATGTCATCGTCCTTAGCATGTCGCGGATGGTTTCAAACAGCGTCGGCGGCTCGTCAGGCAGGCTGTCGTCCATTGGTGCCACCCCCTGCTCGAGCCGGATCCGGATCAGCCGGTTGGCAATGAACGCCAGCGCCAGCCGACGGATGTCGAGTTCGGCCTCAAGCAGCCACCGTTGCTTGGCGATGTAACCGACAAAAGCATCGGCGTTATCCGGCACCAGCTCGTGGACGCGGCGCGTGAATTCGTTCCATTTCGAAAAGTAAAGCGGATGTTTTGCCATCGCGTCGAACTCGGATTTTTTCCACGCCCGATAACTTCGCATCTGCTTGGATTGATCCGAGAGACGCTGTTCCTGCGGACCGAGGATCATCGGCGCGTCGGCGTCGCTCTGGACGATGTGTGCTTGGCGTTTCTCGGCGCGCTTGCGACTGGCTTCCAGCTTGCGCTTGGTGGCGTCCGCCATCTGCTCGGCGGCGAGTTGTTCGAAGGGATTGGCGCTCATTGGATTTGGTGCACTCCTACGTGGTGGCTCGCTCCGGGTCGGTGGTGCTCTCCCGCAAGTTGGCTCGCTCATGGTACGTGGCGCTCTCGTTGGGTATGGCTCGCTCATGTTGTCTGGTGCTCTCAAGGGTGATGGCTCGCTCCTATTTGATGGTGCTATCAGCATGTGTGGCTCGCTCCTTGCTATGGGTGCTTTCACAGGCGGTGGCTCGCTCCTGTTCATTGGCGCTTTCGTCGCGATTGGCTCGCTCCCGCCGTATGGTCCTCTCTTTTTTGCTGGCTCGCTCATTAGCCCCGTTGCTTTCGCGATGACCGGCTGCGCTCGACCTCCTTGGCGCTCTCATGCGTTGCGGCTCGCTCGCGGATTTCGGCGCTCTCACACTGCTGGCTCGCTCCGTTATCTTGGTGCTCTCCGAACGAGTGGCTATTAGATGCTCGCGTTATCTGGTGCTCTCACCTCGCGTGGCTCGCTTGTTCAATTTGGTCCTCTCGGCGTCTCTGGCTCGCTCCCTGTACATGATGCTGTCATACACGTGGCTCGCTCGGCGACCTTGATGCTCTCCAATTATCTGGCTCGCTCTGCTCATTCGGTGCTCTTTCACCAACTGGCTCGCTTCCCTCTTACGGTGCTCTCATCAGACTTGGCTCGCTCCCGGAATATGGCGCGTTCAGTTTTGCTGGCTGGGCGCTCGCGCTTCATGGTGCCCTCAAAGCTCATGGCTCGCTCCCGACCCTCGGTGCTCTCTTGAAAGCTGGCTCGCTCGCCCTTCTTGGTGCCCTCGTTCCGCACGGCTCGCTCTTGTTTTTTGGCGCTCTCTCTCCGTTAGGCTCGCTCATACCCTTGGGTGCTCTCGACCTGAACGGCTCGCTCTTGTTTTTTGGCGCTCTCTCTCCGTTAGGCTCGCTCTCTGCCAATGGCACTCTCTACCTCTCTGGCTCGCTCGTTCCTTTTGGTACTCTCATCAACCCTGGCTCGCTCAATCGTCATGGTGCTCTCGCTGAAGCCGGCTTAAGCCCAGCCCTTCTTTCGCAACGCCTCGGTCAGTCTCGGCACCAGCTGGTGGCCGGGCATGGCGATGAAATGGGTGTGGTCCTTCTGCGCGATCGCATACGGCGCGGACGGCAGCTCACCGAACTCGATAAACCACCAGACGCATTGCAAGTGCGACAGGAACAGCTTCACCGTGTAGCGGCGGGCGCGGGCATCGATCTGGGCCGGCGGCAGCTTGCCCCCGCTCAAATGCTTGAAGGCGTCGGTATCGGCGCGGAATTTCTTCTCGACCAGGATCTCGGCCGATCGTGTCACATAGTCGCCAGCCTCGTTGCGGGCGACGTACTTGGCCTTGTGCTCGCGATACACCGCGCCATAGACGCACTCGTCCTTGTTGGAAAACTTCATGAACGACTGGCCCAGCTTCCAGCACAGCGTTTTCAGTTCGGCATTGAACGGCCGCTTCTGGCCCTTCTCCCACTTGGTGGTCGGATCGAGGCCGGCAAACCGCCAGATGTGCCCCACCGTGGGCGCTTTGCGGATGTCGATGTGGGCGAGCAGCCCGGCCGCGATCACCGGCCCGATGCCGTAGTTGGATTTCAGCCACGCGCCGGCAGGGTGGCTGTCGCTGTAGCTGTCGAGTGCTCGCTTGATCTGGCCCTCGAGTGTCTCGCTCTGCCCGGCCAGCCAGCCGATCACGCTGTGCGGTTCCTCTTCCATCGCCCGCACCTGGTTGTGGGCGCGCTTGCGGTCGTCCTGCATCAGGTAGTAGGCGTCGACCAGATAGCGCGCTTCCATGGTCGTCATGGTGCTGCTGGCCTTGATCAAGTCGCGTGAGAGCCGGATCGCTGGCTCGCGGTGTTCGAGGGTGTCGGTCATTTCAAGGCCTTCCATTGTGTGAGTGCGGCAATTGCTTCGTCCAAATTCCTTGCCAGCGCGTAGGGGTGATCGAGCCGCTTGCACTTGGCTTCAAAGCCCTTCTGCGCCAGCGACTGCCGGCCTCTGTCGGTCTTTAGCTCCAGCCACGCCACTCTGCCGCCCGGCAGCATGATGCACAGATCGGCTACGCCGGACTGGAGGCCCTCTGCTTTCATTCTGGCCCCCAGACGCAGGGACCGCCGGGCGGCATTGGGAATAGCAACGACGTTGATGTCTGGCCTAGCGTTGTAGGTCAGGTAGGCGAGCACGGTGACTTGCAGCGAATGCTCGCTGATTTTCAGCTTCATTTGTCCTGCCCCTTGAGGGCGGCGCGGGCGATGTCACCGATATCTTCCGCTGCAATCTCGTGGTCGATGGCGGCGGTCAGACTGTCCTCGCCCAAGGGGTTGTCTTGATTGACCGCCGCGATGGCGCGGTTATCAGCGGCGGCCTTGACGTGGTACTGGACGCAGGCCCGCAGCGCCGCCTCCAGCGCCTCGATGCGCTTTGCTCTTGCAAACGGGACTGTGTCCCACACCGCTTGCAGCTCCGCCTCCAGCGCCTCGATGCGGGCGGCGGCGGCTTCGCGTGTGAGTAAGTGAGGCCGCGTTGTCTTGGCTATGCTCATTTGTCCTGCTCCGATGCCCGACCCGATCGATCGGTGGCAATCCGCGCGTGCTTGAAGCAGTAGGAACCCCTAACCCGCTGCCGGCCGCAGTACAGCATTTCAGTTTTCTCGCCATGCACCGGCCAGCGGCAGTCATTGTGCTGAAGGTCGTAGATCGTCAGCGCATCCGGCGGCGGCCGCGGTGGATCCGGTAATGGAACGTAGGTCGGCGGCGGCGCAATCCGCTTCTCGGCCTTGCGGCGGCGGCGCTCGATGCGGGTCTGTGCTTGGCGTTGCTCGGCGGTCAGCATGGCGGGCTTCTCTCTCTGGGGCAGGCCCAGACGCCGCCCCTTTCCAATGCAGGCGTTGCGGGTGACGACGGTGCCGAACTCGGCGTTCAGCTTGTTGGCAATCTGGCCGAACGTCAGGTTGGTGGCGTGGTGCTCACGCAGCCGCACCAGCATTGCCAGCGTCCACGTCTCACGATGTCCACCGCCCTTCATCGGCGTGCGGCTTTCCTGTGGACAGCCTTGGTGCGGACCTCGATGTAGCGATACACTCGATCGATGGTCGAAAACGACGGCTGCCGGCCGTGCTCGACGCGGGAGATGAAGTTCCCGTCGTTCACGGCCCCGAGGCCGAACGCGGTGCGGTCCTCGCCGGACAGCGCGCGGTACGCCTCGATGTCGGCCAGCAACTGGACAATGTTGGGATGGAGTTTTTTCATGGGGACAAACTTATGCTCCAAAGATTTCAGTTGTCAATGGCCCATTTGCTATTTACAGTGACGATACACACAACCAAGCGGAGTAAATATGGCCATCCCGACTACTAACATCTCGTTCCACCTGATCACCAGCATTGAGGCGATCGACCACGCCTCATTCGGCAAGCCGATGATCCTGCGACTGGGAAGCCGCTACGGCGCGACCGAGTTGACGTTCTTCTTTGAGGACGAAGGCCTGACCAAGCGTCTGGTCGAGGCCATTAACGACGCGGTGAAGGCGGTTAAGCCGCTCGACGCCTGTCCGCACGAAGCCGCCGCTTACAGCGCTGCCGCCTACGCTTACGGGGAGGCACGCTGATGCACGACCTCGCCCTGACGTTTTTGGTAAGCGTGGTTACCATCGGCCTAGTGCTGATGATCTACTTGGCGGCGCTGCACTCCATGAGGCCGCCACGATGATGGCCCGCGACGGAGTTCGATACTCGATCTGGAGGGACGTGGCGAACGGCTGCTACGAGGTCGTGCGTTGGGACAGCAACAACAATGAAACCGTCGTCCAGACCAACATCCAGACCAGAGACAAGGCCCGCAAGGCCTTGTCGATCTGGAAGCAGCGCGAAAAAGCCAAGATGGAGCCGGGACAATGAGAGTAGATCGCAGCACCAAAAAGGCGCGGGTTCGGGAACTGATGGAGGAATACATCGAGGCCGGCCAGCCGGTCGAGGCGGCGTGGGTCGCCTACTGCTACCGCTACGCGCCGGAAGGCATGCCCAAGGACCAGTTTGACGACATGCGCGAGACGTTCTTTGCCGGCGCGACGTTCGTGTTCTCGACCATCACCGACAATGCCAGGCAGTGCAAAGGCATGCCGACGCCGGGCCAGATGGAATACATGTCGACCATCAGCCGGGAACTGCGGACCTATTGCGACCAAATGCTGCCGACTGTAGGCAATGCGTGATGCGTGTGGCCGCTTTATATGTTGAAACTGCCGGTATTTATTCCGGCTTACCAGACATCGACTTATGGGACATCACCCGCGATGCCCGTCTTTACGCGGGACCGCATCCGGTCGTAGCCCACCCGCCATGCGATCGGTGGCACCAGCTTTCCGCGGTAAATAATAAACGGTGGGGATACGCTATCAACGAGGACGGCGGTTGCTTTGCCGCTGCTCTTGCCTCCGTTCGCGCTTATGGCGGCGTGCTCGAGCATCCCGCAGAAACTAGAGCCTTTAAATTACACGGCATCCCAGAGCCGGTTTCCGGTAGTTGGCAGCGCACGATCGATGGCGATTGGGTAACCGAAGTCTGGCAGTCCAGTTATGGCCATCGTGCTCGTAAGAAGACATGGCTTTTATACCGTGGGAAGATAATGCCGCCTGTTCTGGAGTGGCGCAGGGTGCCCGGTAAGTTTCAAATTGGTTGGTTCGATCGGAAACGTCCTCAATTACCAAAAGCGGAAAGATCTGCCACGCCGGCAGCGTTTCGCGATCTG